CAGCAGTAGTATCAACATACAGTTTGGTCGTCGCGTGTGCGTCAGCAGTAGGATCCCCAACGGGAACCGGAGCAGAAAAACCCTGACCAACCGACAAAGGCGCAGGTAGCTTGTCGAAGCCTGATACTACATAGCCATACCGGATGTTGATATCGGATGCTCTTGCAAGCTCTCCCGCGAGCAGGTCTGTCGCGTTTGGAACAAAGTTATTGCTCACCTAATAAGCCTCCTTGGTGAATAGTGGAGCGTCACGCCATGCAAGGTATGCACTGCGTTTTCCGTACCATCGGTAGCGATGTACACGCCCATATTTGAGCCGGTCACAGAAACCCTGACCTTGGCGTCATTTGAGTAAGCGGAACCCCACGAAAATTCGTTCCAATCTGAAACGTCCCAGAGCGAGCCGGGAGCGGTGTACAGGTACTGCGACATCCCCCTAGAGGATTCGCCTAGTCCATATTCCGTTGTTGCCCTGACGCCGATCTGTATCGGAGATCCCTCAACGCGAATGTCAGGCTGTACAAGCCGATAACGCTTGCGGACTGTTGGGCCTTTGTAGGCCGTAAAATTGGTCAGGACGAAGGCGTAAATACTGGTCGTGCCAAACCTAAACCCAGTATCCATTTTGTATACTTTTCCGTCATCAGCCCCGAAAAAACTGATCTCTGTTTCAGTCTCATCAATTGCAGAGGCCGCGCATTTAACTTCATGCGGGAATCTAGTCTTGGTAACACCAATTAAATCGGGGCCGTTAAAGGAAAAATACAAGCCGTCTTTGCCGTTAAACAACCGGTACTGGCCGTTAGCTCTATTGAGAACGGCTACGCTACTGCTCGAAAACTCTTTGATTAAAGTTTTAACCTTCCCAGACAAAGAGGCGTATGCAAAATTGCCGTACTGCTGCGCCGCCGCCAAGCTCATCAAGCCCTGCCGATCCAAGCCAACAACCTGACCAGCGATTGACTGCATAGTGCCGGGATATGTGCCGGCTTTGTTTAGCTCATCTAACTGCCAGTCAGCAGCAGAGGAGCCGTACAGCGTTTTACTGGAGTCTTCACAGCCAACAATCAGTGCGCTGGCGTGCTCCTTTAGATTGGTAATGGTGTCGCCTACAGCAATCTCTGCTGCGCCACCTGCTGTGGTATATCCGTTTGGGTTGCCAATCTCTGATATTTGCAGAGATGACTGGATAGCCAAGACCAAGTGCTTTTTGTAACCGACCACCGAGGACGGGTTGTCCGTTGCGGCTCCGGTCGCAATCAACGTAAATATTGTGCCGTTAAACTCTGTCGCTTGATCAACGCCGTTTACAATGAACATCCGCTCTTGAGCGTCTTGCCCTTGGAAGTTGTAGTTTGCAAATCTAAATGTGCCGTTGAGCGATCACGTTTTAGCGCTGTTTACCTCAGTCCAGCCGGAGGATGTCGCCTTATACATTCGGGCGTTCGTGCCGTCCTCACGGATAGCGTAAACATTACCCTGATAAATATGAATGCCTTTTACTGGGCCACTGCCGGGTACGTCTTGTGTGGCAGTAGACTGACCATCAAATAGCGCGTAGCCGTAAATGCGTCGATAACCACCGTTTGGCAGACATTCGTAGTTAGCAACGTCTACAAGCTCACCTGGACTCAGCGACAGTGGCGGAGCCTCTTGGTTGAGGCCACCTACCGCCGGGAAGTATTCGAGCTCTAAGCTCACGCCAGAGACTCTGGTGCGTTTATACGGGCAAGCTGATCTCTTTCTAAGTCAGCCAGCATATCCTCGTAATATAGGAATGCGCGCTTTTCTAGTTCCGGTGCTTCGTCAAACTGGGCGTAACAGCGCAACGCTTCGTAAACTATAAGCATGTGGTATCGGTCGGGTAACGATGGCGCGTCAGTCGTTGCCACCAGCTTAGATGGCACAGCGTATGACTCGTATGTCACCGTAAGGTTTTCGGTAGGCTTGGCGTTGAATACCAATACTCCGTCAGGCCGTATAGACCAAACAGAGGGATTGCCGTCTTGAATTACCCGATACTCATCGGCGAAATTGTTGTAATCCTCCGACCGCAAGAACCCTTGCCCTACCGATACTCGCTTAATTGTCTCTACCGTAGACGGTAGCGTTATTGTGTAACTGGCTGCACTAAGAGTCGAGGATCCCGCACTCCAAGCCCAATTCCAGTCACCTCGAATAGATTGGATCTTTAGCCATGCATCATTAATCCAATTGACGAGTCTTGCCATGTCACCAGTCTGGCCGGTGACAGTAGCAGGGCCATCGTCGGCAATGCCTGTCTCTTGCACTAATCGCTGGCAAAGATCCAAAAAGTTCATACTAGCTCTCTATGCGAAATGGGTAACTCGGGATTGTTTTGCTTACCCCGTCCTTGCCGTTCCATACAACTTGCTTTGCATCAGTCAAAGCGTTGACCACCTCTGGCGGTACAGCGACTGGCTCTCCCCGGCGAATCCAATAATTCTTACCGTTGACGCCAACAAATACCGGCTGTTGGTCATTCTCATCTTCAGAAATAACAATCGTGGGCCACCCGCTTCTGCGATCTGGCTCTTCAACCTCTGACTTCGCATCAGCGGCAGGTTCAACGACGACTGCCTTGCGGATGCGCTCTCTAAGCGTGTCAGCGCTGGGGTTGCCCTTAATGACAATGCCCAGGATTCTGGCTTGCTCTTTAAGCTCCTCGAGACTTAGGTTGTATAGATTGACTTCAGACATACTGTTCTCCTGCGGCCCGTAGGCGGCTAAAAATAAAAAGGGGGCCGAAGCCCCCTATAGGTTTTGCTACTTGCTGCTTACAGGTCTGTCGCTGCCACTTCTAATCGGCACAACCAAGATTGGTTAGCAATGAAAGCCTTGTGGTAAGTCTTCCATCCAACCATGCCCTTCTGACCCAGAGGGTCAGACTTGTCGAGTTGACCGGGGTTGATGATGGTGGGAGACATAGCCTCTGCACCCTTCAGAGCAACGTGGCCGTAAGCGTCTTTAGCGCAATACACGACAGGGTAGACATCAGCAGATGTACCGCCTGTTGAAACGTGAGAGCCTTTAGCGCCACCAGCATCAGCGATTGAAGTAAGAACGGGGGTGAGGATGTAACGAACGTCCTCGACCTTGCCGATCTCGTAAGGCAGCGCCTTCATAGAACCGTACTGCTCGGTAGGCGTGAAGCCAGCCAAACCACGGATATCCGACTCAAGGTCAGTGTGAGCGAAAGCAATGAATGCAGGCGCTACTGCCTCAGTGTTGAACTTCACCGAAGAAGAAAGCATAGAAGTCACTTTCTTGCCGCGATTGCCTTTGAGCTGTCGAGTGATAGCTCGCTGCTTGTTCAACGTGATGACGGTATTGACTGCGTTACGCGCAGAGCCGTTAGCGTAGAACACGTTGGTTCCACCCTGGAGAACACCCCACATAAGGGTTTCGATTGTCTCCATAGCCTGCTCGCCACACATCATAGCGGCATCTTTCAGCACTGGATCTTCAGCCAGATCGTTTACAACGTCTGTGATTTCTACAACGTCACCGTATTGATGCAAGGTGACTGATACATCTTCGTAGCCAAGCGCCTTAGCAGTCGGCGGTGAGCCTTCTGTCAAAGGTGTAGTGGCTACAGCCAAAGGCACAGGGCGACGAAACTTTACGTTGTTCGCCTTGTTCTTGGGCATAGGCTTGGTCATACCAAACTTAGAAAGACACGCAATAGGCTCTGCGTGTGCGAGCATTTCCTTGGCCGCATACGCATTGGTGCGCTGGCTAAGGTTTGAGTAAGTAGTAGTTGCCATGTTGATTTCTCCTGATTGGGGTCACTGATAGGCAAATTAAAAGTTCAATTCGACCGATCACCTCGCTCAATGAGGAAGTACAACGACAACGCGGCTTACGCGGCGCTAGCTGTCCTACGTCACTTGCTTTGGTGTAGGTGCGGGTTTGTCCCGATGGTTACCGTCTTTCGTCCTGTTCTACAAAATAGTCAAACGCGGCGTCGAAATCGCTTTCTGGCGGCGTGATTTGTTGAGACCGACCTCCCCTTGACGGGACGTTCTGTGCTTGACGAAGCTGCTTCTCTCGACGCTGCTTCAGTTCCGAGTTATCCGGCTGAATTGCCGGAGCGTTCTCGTTCTTCCAGACGCGCAACAAATATGCCGCGTCCCCTGCTTGCTCGCTTTCCATCATCTGCCTGACGTTATGCGGCTGTGTCGAAATCCAATGGTTAAATTCCGGCGAAGCGGCAATCACTTCCCAGTCGGGATGTTCTGCGGCAAGCATTGAATATTGCTGTTGCACATAGTTTTCGTGCAACTGACCCTGTATTGGCTCAAGCTGTTGCTTTAACGCGGCAACCTCTTGTGCGTGGGCCTGCTTGGTTTGCTCTACTAAAGCGGTCATCCCTTCAGCAATGTCGGGATAATCCTCTTTAACAGTCTTCCATCGATCATCACTAATGCCGGGGTTAGCGGCCTGCGATGATTTAAGCCTCGCGATCTCTTCATCACGTTCTTTTAGCTGTCGCTGAAAGGCGTTCTGTCTACCTAGATCGGAGTTGTACTTGTGTCTTTCTCTTTGAAGCTCTTGACGCAAAGCGTCAATTTCAGAGGCACCCTGTGGTTCCGGGTCGTCTTCGGTTGATTGGTCTACTTGCCCTTCGGCTTCGACTTCTTCTTCTTTTTGCCCTTCCCGTAGCTGTACATCGGCTTCTCCTGATTCGTCTAATGTCGCTTCAACTTCAAACGCGGCTTCAGGCGTCGCATCACCCGCTAGCTCGTCAAAAGCATCCTCGAATGTTTGCTCTGCATTTTCTTCAGACATAAAAATCCCTAGCGGCTTTTACAAGCGGCCATAAAAAAAGAGCCGAAGCTCTTTGGTTAGTGGTGGTTAGTTAATGTCTGGTTGGCTGTCTACTAAGCCTTCCAGTTTCTCAAGTAACGCCAACGCACCGCGCTGACGATCTGAGTTGCGATCGGCAATTAAAAAATCGATGCAGTCTTTTCGCTCTTCTGCAATAAACTCTTCAACCGCCTTCCAGGTTGCCGAATGAGGGTCAATCATCCGAAGCTGTCAAATCCATTTGATATGTTGCGTGACCGCAATTGAGCGTCAGTTAAGCGCACGTTAGTAGTGGCCGCTGCTTTGTCTCGATCTGTCCTGATCTTTTCTGAGTCAATGGCTATTTTGGTTTGTAGCTGGTCATTGCTCATTTGGTACTTGTTCTTTAGCTGGGCTAGCTGGATGCGTTCCTGTAGCTCTAGCTTTCTGCTCTCAAGCATTAGCTTGGCTTCTTCGACTTGGCTTTTCATCATCATCTCAGCCTGATCTTGCTCTATGCCGGCTTTCGCCTTCTGAGCATCTAGCTGTAGCCTCTGAGACTCTAACTGTAACTCTACTTGCGCGAGCTCAGCCTTCATCTGGTCAGCGCCACCGCCGGCCTGCATTTGCATCATCTGCTCTTGCATTGCCTTCTGCTCTTCTTCCATCTCGGCGATCTCTTGGTCGTCGAGGGTAATTTGGTCGTATGGCAGTTCAAGCGACTTGGCAATCTCTCTGTCTAGCTCTGCCCAGTCTCTGCGCTTGGCAAACTCTGGCACCGCCATTGACAGGTTGGAGTAAATCATCAGGTTCTCTTGTTGCTTCTCGCGAACCAGCAATGCCCCCGATCCTCTAGCCTCAATGCTAAAGTCACCCTTAACGTCAGAGCGATCGCTAAACTGCATGTTCCAATCGTAGAAGCGAGTG